CCGACAATCTTAACAACTTCTTCCCTACTCATTTCAGCTAGTAAAACTTGACCAGCGGATCGAGTAACCTCACTCATAAAACTATCGAGTTCATCAACATTTGCGCCCAGTGATGACATTCGTGCGCTTTCAGCAATCGATGTTTCTGTTGCTGTTGCCTTAGATAGCCCACCAAATTGCGCTTCTTGCGCCCCAACAACTAACTGTATGTCATCAAATATAGTCCGTACTTCATATAAGTTCGGATCAATACCGATCTGACCGACTGGCTGAATTACGTCATTAACCTTCTGACCAGCCGCTAATGCTTGTAACTCGATCACTGCATTGGCTGGGTGCGTTGCCAGTTTTGTTTTATCCTCTTCCTCTAGTACACCAGCGGGTGCAGCATACTTAGGACGATTAGCCCTTCGATGTTCACGCAAACCTTGTCTGGCTCGGTTGTATTCGTGCTGCATTGGCAGCAACAACGATACATCTGAAGGTGGGTACAGATGATCTTTATGTTCAACCTCGTTAAACACCAATGCAAAAACAGGCCAGAATGTTTCTACCTTAACATCTGGTGATGATGGTTCGCGCAAGAAATCCTTGTACCCATCTGCAATGCAATACATCAAACCAGTTTTACGATCATAGCATTCGTAAACTTGCACCAATCCATGTGGCGCACCTTCCTGACTTACTTCATCTAATGACAGATTGTTTTTGTAGTCATCACCCTCTGTGCTTAATCGACCCTTCATATCGTAGCTTCGATAGCTGTCTTTTACATCAACGCCATAGATTTCTTTAACTTCTTCTGGCGTTAGGTAAAGCTCATGGGCTATCCAGCTTGCGCCAACAAATCCCCTAAGTTGCCGACACATAGGATCTACAATAATGCTGTTGGCCTCTGGGAAATCAAAAACAAGCCCTTCACGAACCGTTATCATTGGCTCTTCCATCAAAGACTGCATCGATAGCATCAGTTCTTCAACTTCGGGGTCTTCTGGCTTTATATCGCCATCAGACGCTTCTGTAGCTATTCGCCTGATATAATCTAGGCGACCTTGTATATCGATTAGCTTGGCAGATACTTCTGGCGCACGATCCAGTTCACGCTGAAAGCCTACCTTAACGTATCCCACGCCAGTTGTAATAACTCTACGCACTAACGCTTTCATCTGAGCCTTAAAATTAGGCTGTTGCTCTTTCATGTAATAATCAAACAAATATTCGAGCGTACTGGCTACGTTATCCAGCATCTTTTTACGCTGCTTACCCATTTCGTGATCTTGCATAATCATGGCAGCGGATTGTGGTACTGGGAAACCACTTTGTGCAGCTTGGGCAGATGCAGAATATGCAGCGGCTAACGTATCAGGTGATCCATCCCAAAACTGGTACTCCATACGGTCACGGCGGGTTGCTACGGCTTTTGGGTTTTTGGCGTATAACTGGGCTGTACGTTGCTGAACGTGACGCTGTAGGATGTTGGCAACGTATTGTTCTTTGCTCCACTGGGTATCGTCATATCCATTCAAGGCAGCATCCATATCACGGCGCATTGTCTTAAATGCTTTTTCGTGAAAGCTTTTAGCCTTGCGGATCTTATTAACCCAAGACGTTACGAGCTTTTTACGCCGCTCTGTAGGCTCTGGTTTTTCCATTTCCGCAGAAATTATTGTTAGTTCTTGTTCTTCCATCTACCAGCCTCCAGTTTTATTGTGGACAAGCTTTTCTTTTGCCCTAGCCGCTGCATCCCATTTTACCCACGCCAAAGTACCCACTTCTGGTAACTTGGTCTTTTGTCTCATTGTACCACTTGGTGACGCCAAGCGCGACAACCCCATACCAATCCATGCAATCGTATCTACAAAGTCATCGTGGCGGCTATTTGGAAACTTTAAAAGTTCGTCTGTAGCCTTCTGTGTCCAGTGACTTTGCCTTGGTAATAATACTTTTTGCATAGCCATCCGACCCAGTATCGATTGCGCCCTCTGCACCTTGTTGTGAACAGGTGTCACTTCCTCGATGCGACAATAAACCTTTTCCTCTGCCATACGCTTACGCAAAAACGGACCAATCGCTTTACTGATATGCCCCTTCTCTGCCCACCAGATCAGCGGTTTGTACTTCCGCATCAACTCCAGCATACCGTCTACAACCTTGTCGGCAGACTGCTTTTGCCACCAGCAATCCAGCAAATAGATGTCATCGTTTGAGTCTACACCTACAATAAGCAAACAAGTTGCATCGTTTCGCGTTTTATCTACGCCAACAGCATGGTCTGAAGCTGCATATATACGCAGATCATTAGGCAGATCCCGCTTGTTGTAATATTTTAAGTTCTGACGCTGAAACAAATCACCGTCTTCTGGCGTTGGTTTACCCTGATACAACGCACTAAATCCACGCGGATCTAGTCTGCGCTGGGCTTCCATAAACTCCATGTCAAATCGATCAGGCCAAAGTAACTCGCCATTCTTTCGCCCTAGTGGATCATCATCTTCCGCCAAAGCGGGCAGATTGATGATCTTCCACTTGGCAGCTTCCTCTTCGCTGAAGTGTGGATTAGTGGGATCTGTCAATCGCCCTACCAGATCGTCTTCATGCCACCTGGTTTGCACAATAACGATACTAGCAGATGCAGTCATAAGCCGTGTCATCAACACTTGCGTAAACCATTGCCATAGCTGTTCGCGCAATGTCGGGCTGTTGGCCTCGATACTGTCTTTGATCGGGTCATCGAGGATAACAAAGTCACCACCCCGACCAGTAATTGATCCACCTCGACCCACAAACACTGACATACCGCCAGATGATGTTTGTATTCTGGATTTACTCGCCCCACCCTTGCGTAATCCAAAATTTGGAAAAACGTGCTTGTATTGTGGCAGTGTCATTATGTTTCGAACATCTGCACCAAAGTCTTTTGCAAAGTCTTCGTTGTATGTAGCGAATATCACATTTCGATATGGGTCTTTACCTTGTATCCAAGGCACAAATCGGCGTGAAATAAGCTCTGATTTACCATGTCGAGGCGGCATTGACACAATCAGGCGGGGAATATGCCCCTTTTCTACCTTCTCCAGCACCTTGGCTAACGCTCTGTGGTGCTTTGCGTCCTTAAACATACTTTGCTCGATGTCATCTGGATCATCAGGATCAGGCATAGAATACTTAACGAAGTCCAGAAAGTTAGTTCTGCACTCAATAGCTAGTTTCTGACGCTTCGCAGCCTCAATCTTTTTAGCTAAATCCGTTAAGTGTTTTTCTTTATTCATTAACTAGCTCTAATGCCTTTTCTAACGTTTCTTTATTTCTTCGGCTCCAGCCTCTGCCGTACCGCTCATAATCTTTAAGACTTCGATAAAAATGCTCACGGCTATCGTGATACTTATGCAGAATATCTTTAGCATCCATGTCGTGAACAGCCTTCAAGGTCATCGGCCCTATACTCCCATCTGCCGTAACGCCAACTATGCGTTGCAATAATTTAGCAGCTTGTTTTGGACCCGCATTCACACATAAATCGCAAACCGAAACGCAAACACCAGACGGAAGTAAATCTCCAGACACTGCATCCCAGTAGCGTTTTTTATAAAACTCTTCTACGTCTTCTTTCTTTAACGCTTTCATCACCTCTTTAGGTGCTGGTTTGCCAGTATAATGCGCCCAGTTCCAAGCTGTAACGCCCCACATTGTTGATCCTTCATTGCCGTGTCCATCACCTTTTTTATTTCCGCTGTCATGGACGTCATCTGTGAAGCCTCCTTCGTGGCCGATCAGCATATCAAAAAAATCTTTCCAGTTCTCTTTCATCGTTTCATCTCCAAGTATAGTCGCCAACAATTAACGATTGTGTTCAGCGAAACTGCGCTAAAAAGCATTATCCACTGCCATAGTTCCATTACTTTTTGCCCCCAAAGAATTGTTTGCCGCCTCTAATTCCTATGGCACTTAAACAGACAACTAAAACGAGGTTTGTATACCACTGGGGCAACTCAGAAAGACGATCAAAACCGTTTTGAACAGTTTGTTCTAAACCAGGAATGAAGCATAAACAGACAGGGGCTAAAACCAAAATTGTTACGATTTCATCTTTAAAAGAATTTTGAGTACCCTCTGCCATTATGCGCTCCCAATCGGCAGTAGATGTTTCCTTCGATAAAAGTATTTTTGCTTTGGCTTCAGCCTCAGTAAGTTTTAATTTTGCCTTTGCCGCGTTAGCATCAGCTTTTCCTTGTATCCAAGAGCCAGCAAGATTAGCTACTGGCCCAATAGCGTTACCTAATAACTGTATCATTCTGATTTACTCCCTGTTTTGCCGCTCAGAGCGAAGTACGCGCCCACCAAGCCGCTTAACGCGATATATT